GTGACGTTTACCTTGTTGCCGCTGACCGACACGCTGACGACATCGGGGTCGCCGGACGTGGCGGTAATCACACCGTCACCGGCACGGGTCACGGTGACAGCGCCAGTGGGCGTATCTCCGTCCAGCGACAGCGAAGTCGGATTGAGGCTCAGAGAGCCAGCAGCCTTGGCAATGCTCCACGCCACGGTCTTGGCTGTGGTGGTGCCGTCGCTCCACTGGTAGCCGGGCTTCGGAGTGAAGCTGGCGTTGTAGCTGCCCGCGTTGGTGCCGCTGGTCGTGCCGCCCAGTGTCAGCTCGGCGCTGTTGTAATCGTCGAACGTGGGGGTCTGCGCCTGACCGGTGTAGGTCAAGCTCTCGCCCTGAGACGGGATGGCCGCAATGGGGATTTTGACGGTGGCGGTGTAGTTCTCGCCGGCCTCCGTCACGTTGACCTCTACGGACGCAGAGGTCTTGCCGGAAATTGTGGCGCTTACCGTGTATTTGCCGGCCTTCTTGACCGAGATCGCAGCCACGCCGCTGCCGTTTGCGGTTGCGGTGTAGGCGCTGCCACCGAGGACAGCCTTTGCCTCCGCGCTGGGGGCAGTCGTGACAGTAATGGTCGCGGTGAACACGGCCAGCGTGACTTCATACTGGCCAAAGTACGCACCGGTGGTCACGGTTGTGGAATACTGCTCGCCAGACGCGGTGCTCGCGCTGACAGTGTACTCCGTATTGCAGTTCTTGACGCTGACGGAATCCACGAGGCTCTCCGGCACAGTGCCGGTTTTGGTGTCTCCCGCGCCGTCAGTGACCGTGTACTCCTGACCGGCGAACTCAGCGTCGAACGTGATTTTCAGAACACACCCGGAGCCGCCGCCCCCTTCAAGCGCTTCGTTTGCCTTCTCCAACGCGCTGTTGGCGATGGCGCGAACCGCTTCAAGCTCAGGGCCGCTGACGCCGGGTACGTTCACACTTCCATAGTTGCCCATAGGCTTACTCCTTTCCTTGCTGAATCCGATACCTCACAGAGATGGCACTGGCCGGGACCTGCAAGGCACGGAATCGGATTTTCCCGTCCAGCATCTCGCAGGTCGGGCAAAAGCCGCAGGCCACCATAACAGCGACGGATGCGGGGTCAGGATTGACCCTCGCTTCGTCATGTTCGGTCACGCCGGCAGCAGTGAGGTCATAGTAGTTCGGATAGGCGTTGGTGTCCGCTGACCATCCCGTTACCGGAATCGTCGCCGACACCTCCTGCGCCTTATCGGGCTTTTGCGCTTCGAGTTCCTCCAAGGCGTCCGCAGCCGCGTTAGCGACTTCGGCGATCTCGGCCTTTACCTTCAGCGCCAGAGATTTCAGATGGTTAAAGGCTACAACTGCCAATGTGTATCACCTCCTAAATATGGCTGAGGGACAGGCAACCCTCCACGACCCACCCGTCTGCCCGTCCTTCAGGCTTTACTGCTTAGGTGGTGGGGAAAACCTCGGCCAGCATCTCAGCGACCTCACCGTCGGTGGCGATAGTCACCACGGGGGTCTCAGTGCCGTTAATCTTGATGTTGCCAACGGTAGTGCTGGCCTCGACCTTGGTCGCACCAGCGGCGACGCCCTCGACCTTGGAGAAGTGCTCCTTGGACATCAGGCCATCAGCCTCGGCAGTAGCCTTCTGGTAGGTGGTGTCCTGTCCGGGGATGCCCAGACCAGTGATGTCCTCCTTGGTGACGGCAGTCACAGCGGTCACGTGGCCCAGCTCATCCACAGTCACCTTGTAGAAGCCGCTCGCAGCGGCGGTGTGAGAGGGGTGGGTGTAGTTATTCGCGCCCTCTGCGATGCCGTCCAGCTTGGTCTTATCGGCATCGGAGAAGTTGTTGTCCGACAGCACCTTGTCGCCGTCCTTCTGGACGTAGTTGGACAGGTCAACAGTGGTATCGTCCAGCAGAACGACCTCGCCCTCAACCTTGGCATAGATGTCGTAGTGCTGGGTCTCCTCGTTCAGCACGAGGTACAGCACGTTGTCCTGTGCGGAGGCAGCCTCGGGAACGGCGTCCACCTTCTCGAAGTGGGCATGGCCGGTGGCAGCGATAGCGGTCTGGATGGCCTGAGCTACCTGCGCGTTGGTCTGATACTGGGCGTCATTAGTGAGCTGGCTGACCTTGGTAGGGATAGCAGCCTTCAGGTTCGTAGCCAGAGACTTCAGATGGCCGAGCTTGGTAAGCTTGTTGACATCGTAACTCATGATAAAATCCTCCTAATAAGTTTTGGTATTATCTCAGGCTTCGGGGTCTTCCGAGCCAAAGATTTCGGAAATCATCTCAGCGACTTCGCCGTCAGTGGCGATGCGGTCATCCACGATGGCGTCTACGTCGCCTTCGAGGTCTCCGGTGCCGAGAGCTTCCAGCTCGCCGGCGGCGTTCTTAATCTGATAGACGGTGGAGACGCCTTCCTCCACCACAGCGATGACCTGACCGACATAGGCGGTCGGGTTGGTCTGTGCGTAGGTTTGCGCGTCGGACATAGAGTAGAACACCGAGTTTTTGTCCAGCGGGAAAGCATCCTGCCGGGACATACTCAGCGGGAACTCCATAAAGGCAAAACTCTTGTCAGAACCGTTGATAGCCATACTTCATTCCCTCCTCTCAGCCCAGCGTGACCTTCAGGGTCGCGGCGTTCTCGTAAGGCACAGCAGGCTCAAACACCCACACGTTGTACGCAACGGCGGTGTAGCCCTCAGCGCCCTCTACATTGACGGAAGACTGCGTAAAGGTGCTGGTCACGTCGGCGTTCATCGCGGTCTCGTTGATGACCTTGGTCACGCCGGTCTTGCCAGCGATGCAGGCGATGACCACACGCTGCGCCCCGGCAGGGACGTTGATGGTCAGCGTACCGGCGGCATACGCTTTGTTGCTCTTGGTCAGGCCCCGGATGTAGGCACTGTCAACGGTGGGCTTCTCTGTGGTGGCCCCGTAGAAGTAGTTCCGGTAAGGCGTGTAGGCCCCGGTGGTCTTCTCCTTCGTACCGGAAGCGATGTTCACGGCAGGGTCAGAGGCGCTGCCGAGGTTGTCGTTGGCAGTCACACCAGCGCCGTGAGTGGCGATGGCCTTGTACTTCAGGGACGCCACGACGTTCTCGCCGCCCTGGTCTCCGATGATAAAGCCATTGCCGCCATTGTTATCGGAACCGGCGCTCAGGCTGGCAGCGTCCACGCTGGCGATCTGCTCAGTGCCGCCGTCAGTGATACGCTGCACCACCCAGTTGGAGGCGGTGACACCGGTCTCCGGGCCGTACTGGTAGCTGCCGGGGTTCAGATTGCCTGCCGTGTACGCAGCAGACGCCAGAGAGGTGCCGGCCTCCACAGCCTTCGCACCGGACAGGTTGAACCCGCTGATGCTGGGCTGGGCGGTGATAGTGGGCTGAAGGCGTTTGCTCAGGATTTCGGTGAACACGTCCAGCACACTCTTGCCCTTAGAGCTGAGAGTGGCGGTGCCGTCCGCGTTCTTGGTCAGGTTGCCGAACTGGGTGTAGTTGCCGGCCAGCGTGATGTCCTCCGGCATAATCACCTTGTCGGCATCCACATTACCGGTGATGCTCACCCAGTCCTCACCGTCGAAACGGTAGGCAGTCATCTCATAGGTGATGCTGTCCACCACAGTGACCACAGCAAACATATCTCCGGCCTTCGGGGTAATGCCGCTGTGCTCAGTGAAGTACGCCTCGATGACCGAAGCGTCGGTCGCTTTGAGGTCAGTCTTGGTGCCGGTGTAGACCGCACCACCACCCACACCGTTGAGCGCCTCAGCCAGATCGTCGTCGGTGACGTAGCCGTCCAGACTGACGGTGGTATCGTCGAGCAGCTCGACCACGCCGTCAATCAGGGCGTACACGTCATAATGGCCGGTCTCATCGTTGTGGACGAGGTACAGCACGTTTTCCTCAGCCGCGCCAGCGTCAGGCACGGTATCGGACTTCTGGAAGCGGGCGTGGCCCGCTTTGGAAATCGCGGCGAGATATTCCGTCTTGATGCGGGTCGCCGTGTCCTTCAGGGCTTTTACGTTTACGACCTTGGTCTCGTCATAAGCCATATTTTGGTCTCCTCCTGTTTCTTAGTTTTGCGGTTCGTCTTCCTCGGGCGGGAACACCTCGTCAAGCATCTGCTCCGTGTCGCCGGTTGTCACGATGGCCTCGTCGGGAAGGCCGGAGCCTTCATACGAGAGTGTGCCATCGGGCGTGGTGGAGAATCCGTCGCCGAGTTTTACGCCGCCCAAGCGGTCCTTAGTTGCTACTGGCAATACATAGGTGCCACCCCCTCCACTGATGCCGCCGTCGGCAGACAGCAACACGAGGGTAGCCGCCATGTCCTCCGTCGGCGCTTGCTGCACCCAGAACCGCACAGCGCCGTCAAGCACACGGGAAGATGTGCTCATGCCGGCTGCCTTTGCTATATTCTGGGCGGCTTTATGCAACATGACCTGCGGAATCAAGCCCTCAACAGCCTCCTCAACGGGGAGGTCCAGATAAAGCTCTCCTTCCACAATGTCGTCTGCATCTTCCAAATCCGCGCTGCTGGCCCAGCCAGCGGCGGGAATCGTGATTTCGACCTCGGCCACATCGCCACCGCCGCCCAGACTGCCGCCGTGGGCGTTGGGGTCGGAGTTGTGGTCGGCAATCATCTGCTGCACGTGGGCGACAGTGGCGATTGCCTCCGGGTCGATGATGGCGGTCACGGCGTCAACGTCGCCCACCGCCGCGATGAGGTCGAACGTGGCGAGCTTGCCCACGATGGAGCTTGCAGGGCGAATCCACTCCGGCTCATTTTCAAGGGACAGGTAGGTGAACGGGACTTCGCCCTCGTCCGGGTCCTCAGCAAAGAGCACGATGTTCGTCAGGTAAAAGCCCGTCTCCACATTGTCGCTCTTGATTTGGACCGTGACTTGGCACTCGCCGTCCACGGGGTTTGTCACGGCGGCAATCATCGCGTCCATGACATACCCGGCAGGCCCGGTCATGGTCTTCGGCGTCATGCCTTCGGGAATCTGGCCGCTGCCCGCCGCCGCCCTCGTGTACTTCATCGAGCATCTACCCGCGAGGACTTTGCCAATCAGACTTACGCCGGTGAGGGAACCGTAGCTCCCGTCTTCAAACTTGGACATAATCGCTCCTCCTTCTTAGTCAATTCTCTTGGATTTGATGTGCGTGTGATAGACAACCCCTCCTGCACCGTCCTGACGGCCTCTGTGCGCCCTTTTCACGTCGGGCGGGGTAGATGTCAGGGTAGGCGTCTGAACGGCTCCACGCGAGAGCTGGACGGGCATCTGGGCGGTCCTATCAGCACTGAACGGAGGAGGCGCGAACTTTGCCCCCAAATACCCGCCAAAGTTGACGCCCAGCACATCTGTGCTTTCTCTGTCTTGGCCCACCGGCACGGCAGACACGTCCGTGTCCACGAACCCGCAGCGCAGCAAGGTCAGGTCGTAGCGGTAGGTGCGGTAGGTACGGAGGTAGAGCCGCATACCGACGCCCGCCACCAAAATCCGCTTGATAGCGTAGGCGATAGGCTCAATCAGCTCCTCCCGGTCGGGAGACAGCAGGCTGGTGTCTACATACAAGGCGATCTTGGCCGGAAACACATCTTCCAGCAGCACATCGCTCTGCTCCACATCAAGCAGCATAGCTGCTGCCCGAATCACCGTGTCCGTGTCGCCGCCCGAGAGCTGCGCCATGATTTTCACCCTGATGGCGAGCCGGTAGAATCTATCGTCAGAACTGACCCGCTTAACGCCGAAGTTCGCGCCATAGCGGTCAAGCACAGAGCCACAGGCATAGTCAAGGTCATCCCACAGTCGTACCAGCTCGGCCTGCTCCTCGACAGTTTCGAGGCCCCATGCAAGGATGGAGAACAGCTTGCCAATGTTGGTTTCCAGCGGGAGGCCCAACTGCACGTTGTCGTAGTCTTTTCGGCTGTAGGCGCTGGTCAGCGCGTACAGCATTTTAGAGAGGAACTTATTGCTCATTCGACCACCACCATATCCTCATTCGTGACCGCCTTCTCGCGAGCCGCGATGGTGATATTCTTCCAGCTGTAGGTCTCCCCGTCAGAGCTGATTTGCAGGTCGAAGTCTACGACGCCTTGGACCTTGAAAACCTCCGTCGGGAGGGCCACGCAGATGACGTTCTGGCCGATATTCAAGCCGCCGCGCGTGTCGGAGCCGATATACTCCGCGAGCCGCTGCTTGATTTGCTCGATGCCGTCCAGCGGAAAGGTGTTGTCGGTTTGGAGATTGAACACCTTCACCCAAACGTTCACCGGCGCGGGACGGCTGAAACAGATATTCTTGATGTTACCGGCGGCGTCTACCACCGGCACGGTCACATTGCCGTAGGTCTGAATGCCCGCGCCCTTCCTGCGGTGAATGGACTTGGCGATCTCCTCGTCCAACCCGCCGTACACCACCAGCTCGATGGAGTGGGGCGGCAGGCCGCTGGCGTTGGTCTCGTCGGTGTCGTTCTCCTCGCCGGTCACAGCGATGACGGCCTCGACATTTTCATAGATCGCGGCGATAATGGCGTCAAGGTTGACGCCACCGGCAAAATCCGTGGAAACGTAATACCGGGCGCGAAACTCATCGTCCGTCTCAGTGTTACGCCCACCCTCGAACGACGCGGCGTTGGACACCGACGTGATGCCTGTCTTCGGATTGGTGATAATGGTAATCGTACCGGCGTCCGTGTTCCCATCTGGACCGGCCACCACAGCGGAGGCTGGGAGCGTGATGCTGCCGTCGAGGATGACGCCGGATTGCAGCGTGATGTACTGTTGCCCCGCAACCGTCTCTGCGAGGTAGCCTTCCGGGACCTCCGTGCCTATCTCACCGGTAAAGGTGAGGTAGCCCACGGCTTTCTGCGCCCCGAGCAGCCGTAGGCCGATTGCCCGTCCGAGGTTGTACAGGCTGTGGCCTACCGCCGTGTCCACGAACCGGCTGTTGTAGACGTCTTCGAGGGTGGAGAACAGGAGGTTGAGCATCCAAGCGTAAATCCGCAGGAAAATACCCAGCGGAGAGCGCACGGTCAGGTTGGCTTTGGAGCCGAACAGCTCACGCGCTTTGTATTCGAGCGCGTCCAGCAACTCTGCGTAGGTGGGGCGTCTGAAACCGGCGTCAGTCAGGCCCCAGTCTGTGGTTTTCGCCATTATGCTGTCACCTCCAATGTGATGGTCTCTTTATTGACGAGCGTTGCGGTGAAGGCCACCGAGACGCTCCTGCCGTCATAGGAGACGGTCATCGAATCAATGCGGGAAACGTCCGGCTCCTGAAAGATGGCCTCCCGCATGATTTCCTTGATTTCTTCCTCGTCCACGTCGTTCTGGTTGACGCCAAGAATCCGTTCATAATCGGTGCCGTGGACAGCATCGGCGAAAAACTCGGCCTTCCACGTCAGCAGGGCGTGTCGGACATTCTGGACCGTAGTGTCGCGGTCAAAAATCTTCGCGAAGTGGCCCTCGTCATCCAGCACCAAGTCGCGGGTGTCTGGGTCAATTAGCAGGGTCATGTTTTCCATGCGCCACCACCTCCTATACAGGCTGCCCGGTCATGCCGCCGGAATCGCCGGGATGGGTGTGGTGCGCCCCGCTGACACGCTCCTCGGCCACGATGTCCTTCGAGGCCGTGATTTGGCCTTCCACGTGGACGTCGCCCTTGATTTGCACCCCGCCCTTCGTGACCGCGACGTAGACGCCGCCGTCATCCGTTGCGAGGACAAGGGCTTCGCTGGGGAGGCCCTGCACCGTGTAGCCGCCCGCCACAATGCCACCAATGAACACGGCGTCGGTAGTGGCGTGATTGCGTTCGGTCAGCGGCTGGGCCTCCTTCGCGCCGCTCACAGTGCTGTCCATGTCGTGGTCGAGGTACACCACCACGCCGACATCGCCCACCTTAATCCACGGGCGAATGATGAAACCGCCGCTGCGGGTGCAAGCGACGGGGATGCTCAGGATGGGCGGCTGGCTCTCATATTTGCCGTTCTGCAAGTGCTTGGACAGGGGCTGTACGTCAACCGTCATTTTGGCGGGGTCGAACGCCGTGACTGACACAACCGCCGCCACGCAGATGGATTCAGCCAACCGCCGGTCGTGGATTTGCTGGTAGTTATATGGCTTTACATTCGGCATCGGCTCACCTCCTTAGTACGGCCTCAGCTCCATCGAGGTCTCCCAGTCGCTTGTCCTGCCGCCGCTGTGCTTGCCTTCCACGACAATGAAGCGGCCATTCAGGTCAGCCGACTGAATTTTGATGACCTCTGCGGTAGCCACACGATAGTTGAGCAGACAGGAGCGGGAGATGGTGTCCTCGTCCCGGTCCTCGCCTGTGGTCTGAGAGTTCAGGTCGGTCTCCACGGGAATCTGCACCTTCTCCTCATCGGCCCGAAGCAGTCCGTTGGCCGGTGTGAGCGTCAGGCCGTTGTCGATACCGTCATCGGCCTTGGTGATGTAGATTTGCCCTGTGGTCCGTATGATAAAGCGGCTCTTGCACTCATTCACCACGATCTCCGTCAGCACCTGCTTCAGATTGCCCCGGCAGACCCGCCCGCGCGGGTAACTCACGTCGGTAGTCAGCTCACATTTCGAGACCTCAACGCCGAAGATGTTCAGCAGGTCTTTCACGATGGCTGACGCCTTGGAGTTCTGCACGTAGGTCTTGTTGATGAGCTTGCCGAGAATCTCGTCGGCGCAGGGCTGGACGGTCAGTGTGGAGGTCCAGTCCGTGTTGGACTGCTTGTGTTTCAAGCCGACCACTTTTCCAATCAAAATGCAGCCAACATCGCCCTCGTACCCGGCGTTCAGGATAACCGGGTCGTTCTTTTTGATGTTGGCGCGGGTATTTGCGGAGAGGTTCGTCACCGTCACCGTCGCCACCGGCGGCTCATCGCTGTCATCAAACGGGATGCTAAACTTGAAGTCCAGCTCGCCGAGCGTGTACTTCTTGTTCCCGATGACCAGCGTAGCTTCCCGAATCCAAAACGCCATCTTACTCCACCTTCCTTTCGTAGAGGTAGAGCTTGACTTCCTTGCCGAAGTTCTCAGGCGTCACCTCGGAGATTGCCTCACCCGTGATGCAGACGGGGATGATGACCGGCAGCGGAAACCGCTCGTCTTCCACGACGTTGAACAACGCCCTGCCATACCGGATGATTTCTCCGAACACAAGCACGTCACCGTTGAGGTCAAGAAGGTCAACGGTGAAGAACTTCCCGACCTCGTTGTACTTGACGGTGAACGTGTACGTCTTATCCGTCAGCTTGATGGAGAAAGAGTACGGCACCTTCGACACGTCAATGTCGATGTACTCAACGTCTTCGTTCAGGTCAATCAGTTGCAGCGCCATACTCTATCACCTCCTGTCAAACTGCCAGACCGTCGTAGCTGCCCGTGCTCCGCGTCAGCGGGGCAGAGCTGCTCGGCGTATCGTATGCCTCCCTGTAACGCTCCGCACTGGCAGAGCTGACCGATTGCAGGGAGGCGGTGGTCATTCCCATGCTTGCGGTTTTCGCCAGCTGCTGGTTGTCCGTCTTGCCGGCGTCCTGACTGGACATCAGGACTTCGGAATCCATCGGGACGAACTCAGACGAAACGAGCCGCACCTGCTTCAGCGTGGCTGAGAAGGACGCGCCGTTCCGGTTTTTGTAGCTGCGGTCAAACTTCAGACTGGTGAACACGAGGTTCGTCATGCGGGTCACGCCGGTGTACGTGATGATGTCACGGGATTCCCGCATGGCCTTCAGCGCGTTGATGGCGCTGTCCCCGCCCACGATGGTGCCTGAAATCATGAGCTGGCCCGCAGCGTTGTTCACGTGGTCGTTGATGTCAGCCCCGTCCTCCACCGGGTTGGAGGTCACGGAGCTGCTGTAGCTCTCGCTCTCTTTCTCGACCACGCCGTTTTCAAAAGGCACGAAACGGACCGTCCCGCCCTTTCGCCCGGTGAGCGTATAAGCCATTTCGACACCTCCTTAGAAGGAATACTGGTTCTTCAGGGACATCTGCTGCAACTCCTCCTCACGGAACTCATCGTACAGCTCGCGGACCGTATCACGCAGGGATTCGCGCATATTGTCCACCGCCTCCTCAGAGGCGTCGCCGTACACGTTGACCACGATGTTCGGCGCAAAGGCCGGCGCGGGAGAGCCGCCATAAGTGGGGAAGTCCGGGTCGCCGGTGTCGATGTCCACAGGCTGCGGCTTGTCGCCAGAGCCGCCCTCGCCGCCCGTAGGGGCGGGTTGCTCGGGTCCGGTGACTTGGGCAACGCCCACGCCGTCAGCCAGCAGCCGCAGCAGCTCAGGGCTGACCATAATGACCTGCGCGACCTGCCCGTTGACAGCCGCCGGGTCAAAGCCGTTGACCACGGGGTTGACGCCATAGGTGACGTCATCCACCGCCGGCGCGTTGACCACGGGGTTGACGCCATAGGTGACGTCATCCACCGCCGGCGCGTTGACAGAGGGCAGATTAAACTCAGTGGGGATAGCGCCCTCGATGTCCTTCCTGACGCCGCCCATCGTCTTCTCGAAGCCTTCGCCCACGCCGAGGGCCATGTTCGTACCAACTTGGTCGGAGAACACTTTCGACGGAGAGTTGATGCCGAGCAAGCCTTTCACGCCGTTGACGATGCCGCTGAAGAAGCCCTTCACTTTGTCAGTAATCCACCCAATCATGGAGGAAATACCGCTCCAAATGCCTTCGACGATGCTCTTGCCGATGTTGACGATACCGCTCATCAGCGCCCCGATGCCACTCACGATTGCCGAGATGATTTGCGGCAACTGCGCTACGAGCTGCGGGATGGCTTGAATGATACCACTTGCGAGCTGAAGCAGTAGCTGCATACCGGTTTCAAGAATCATCGGCATATTCGCCACCAGCGTGTCAGCAATCGACGTGATGATGGCCGGTAGCTGTTCCAGCAGAGCCGGAATAGCCTGAACAATGCCCATCGCCAAGTTCGTCAGGATCTGGATGCCCTGCTCCAAGATGAGCGGCATATTCTCCGTGAAGAACGTGATGAGCGATTCGATGATGACCGGGAGCTGTTCGAGCAGCAGCGGCACCGTGTCTACGATGCCTTGCACGAGGTTCATAATGATGGTCGCGCCCTGTTCCAAGATGAGCGGTAGGCTCTCTGTCAGAGCTGCGATGATGCCGTCGATGATGAGGGGCAGCTGCTCGATGAGCTGCGGCAGGGCGGTCATAATGCCCTCTGCCAGCCCGCTCAGGAGCTGCATACCTGCATCAATCAGCATCGGGATGTTGTCGATGAGCGAAGTCGCCACCGACACGATGGCGTTCACGAACTCCGGGATGAGCGTCGGGAGCATCTGGCCCACCGAGGTAATCAGGCCGTTCACCAACTGGATGGCTGCGTCTGCAATCACCGGCGCGTTCTCGACAAGGGTCTGCGCGATCATCAGCACAGCGTCTACGGCCACCGGAGCCAACTCGGGCAGCAGCCCGATGATAGAACTCAGCACCTCATCAAAGATGCCCGCCACCGCTTCGAGAATGGGCGGCAGCAGCCCGCTGATGGCTGGGATTGCCTGTCCCAGCGCCTCCGGCAGCGCGGACGCGAGGTTTTCAACAATCGGGGTGACGTTCTTCACCACGTTGCTGAAGTTCTTCGTGACGTCGTTCACCAGCTTGCCAATGTCAGCGTTCTCGTTGCCGAGGCCGGCGAACAGGTTTTGCATGGCCGCTTTGGTGCTGGCCCACGAGCCGCTGATTGTCTCAGCAGCCTCCTTCGCCGTAGTGCCGGTAATACCCATCTCCGTCTGGATGACGTGGATGGCCTCGGTCACATCAGCAAAAGAGTTGATGTCGAACGTGGTGCCAGCGAGCTTACCGGCATCAGCCAGCAACCGCTCCATCTCGGTCTTCGTACCGCCATAACCGAGCTTCAGGTTGTCCAGCATATCGTAGTTCTGCTTGGCAAAGCCCTGATACGCGTTCTGGATGGTTCCGAGGTCGGTGCCCATCTTGTTCGCGTTGTCGGCCATGTCCGTGATGGCCTGATTTGCCACGTCCGCAGCAAGGTTGGTATCACCGCCGAGAGAGTTAATCAAGCTCGCGGAAAAACTGGTCACGAGGTTCATGTACTCGTTGCCAGACATACCGGCGGTCTGGAAGGCGTTTGCTGCATACTGCTGCACCTTCCCTGATGCGTCTTTGAACAGCGTATCGACGCCGCCGACAAGCTGCTCGTACTCGGCATAGGCCGACACAACGGCCTTGCCAATGGCAACAGCGCCGGCGGCAGCGGCGGCGCTCACCGCACCGATTGCTGCCCCAGCGCCTTTCAGAATTCCACCAAACTTACTGAGTTTTCCACCGGAATCGTCTGCCGCGTCTCCAAGTTCGGAGACATTGCGGCGGGCCTCTCCTGCGGCGTCACCCAGTTCACCGGTTGCGTTCTCAGCTTGCTGAGCGCTGCGGGCCATTTCAATGAAACGGCTTTTCGCGTTCTGGATGGCGTTGCCCAACCCGTTCTTGATGGTCGAGATTGGATGGGCAAACTTGTTCCCAATTTCAGACGCGCTGGACGCTACGCTGCTGACAAACCCCTTGGCCTGTCCAGTGACATAGCTGAACGCCCCGCCTACGCCGGAGCGTAGGGAGGACGAGAAGCTGTTGCCGCTGTCGATACCGTCAAGAAAGGAACTGCGGAAGGCCGAACCGACGGACCGGGCCTGTGTCTGAACACCACCAAGACTGCTTGTGACATTTCGGATGTTCGATTCAGCCTGAGACGTATCTGCATCAATGTTGATTGTGCTGCCGCCCAGACCGCCGAGGTTGCTCGTGATATTCCGTATGCTCGCCTCAGCCTGGGAGGTGTTGGCCTCAACATTGATGCTATATGTTAGGCTGCGGGCCTCATCCACGGTTCATCCCTCCCTTCGGTCAGTCTTTTTTATTCCACTCGGTCTGCCAGAGGATGCGGGCCTGTTCAGCTTCTGCGAAGTCGTACAGGTCCATAGCCTTCAGCTCTGAGTAGCTGATGCCGCTCATGCAGAAGACCATCCTCCACAGACGCTCGTTGTTCTGCGCTCGGCGCTTTGCGGTCTTAGGATTTATTTCGCTCCGCAAGAAAGTTCTCGATCTCGCGCACCAGTTCGCTCGGTGTCGCGAGGTCATCCTGCTCGTCGAAGTATTTCAAACCGCCTTTGGCTACCTCAGCCGGTGCGGTGACGCAGCCCTTAATAAGAGCGTCCACGTACTTCGCGGTGTTCTTTCTGCCGTTGGCTGGGTTGATGTACAGGTCTGTCAGGTTGGAGTACCAAGAGTAGGTCACGCTCTGAAGCTGATAATCAGTGCCACCCACGGTTACGGTTTTTGTACGGGCCATAGGTCGTGTCCTCCTTCTCGCGCGCGTGCGCGCGTATAATTTGCGCGAATTAGGCGAATTAGGGACGTGTGTTTTCCTCTAATTCCTCTAATCCCTCTATTTTTAGGTGTATTTAGTTATCAATGTTCCAATGTTCCATTTGATAGAGAAAACATGAAAAAAGTGAGTAATATCAAGGGTTTTCGCGTTTTTGCAAGTGGAACATTGGGTGGAACATTGACGGAACAACGGAACATTCGAGGTGGAACATTGGGTGGAACATTGCTCGACTTTGCGCCCTGACTTTCGACTTTCGTGTCTAAATCACGACTTTAATTCAAATGTTCCAGTCAATGTTCCACCTGTGTTCCGGTTGGGCTGGGGTCAATACAGGCCCCATTCCGCGAAAGCCTCGAAGCCTCCCACGGACTGAATGTACTGGCGGGCGATCTCCACGATTTCCTCGTAGGGCTTTCCGTCGATGGCGTCATCGCCGATGGCGCAGCACAGCTCGACAGGCTCGCCGGTCTCCTGCGCCTTCAGGAAGGCGTAGATGTTGACGGACACGTCCGCTTTGGACAGGTCCTTTCCGTGCAGCCCGCCGCCGGTGACGGAATCGGCCATGTCAGAGCCGAGCTTGCGGTTGGTCGCGCCGGTGTCCACGTCGGTGCCGCCGGTCCAATCGCCCAGCGGATTGATTTCCGCTGTCGGGTACAGCTTCTCGATGTCAGCCTTCGCCGCGTTGCTCTGGCAGATGATGAGCCGGTCATCGTCGAGGATGTACTTGCCGTCGAACGGATGGGCGGCGTAGATGTCGCGGGCAATCGCCGCGAGCGTCTTCTGCTCGTCCGTGAGCGGGACACCCTTGAAGATGCCGTTGTCGCCGCAGCGGAACCCTTCGCTCTGGTTGTTTGCGAGGTGGGTGTCCTGTGGCACGATGGTCAGGTCAATCTGGATGAGACCTGCGATGCGCCGGATGGCGTTGTGGATGGCTCTGACTGCCTCCGGCATGAGCAGCGGAGCAGAGGTCTCAACAATGACGTGACACACGCCATGCCCGATGAGGACCTCCACCGCGATCTTCGGGTCAGGCTGGACCTGATAGGCCAAATCCACAATCGCGCCGGCAATGCGGTCAGCGATTTTGTCCGGGTGGGACGGGTTTACTTTCTCAATCATGAATAGCCTCCTAACTGCCCAGCTCAGTTACTGAGCATGATGTCAGGAATCAGGAAGATGATGGTCACATCTGCCGCTTCCTTCGCTCTCGCCCTGTCGGGCAGCTTGGACACCATGACGTTTTGCGCGAAGAACATAGAACCGCTGTCGTTGGCATCCGTGATGGCGAGGTTTGCCATCACATTGCGTTCCGCGCACTGTTCGAGGAAGGCTACATCGGGAGAATCCTGCTGAAGCGTGATGGTCAGCTTGCCGGCCTTGTTCGCGTTCAGGATGTAGGTGCTGTCGCCCTTCACACCCTTCTTCAGCGTGACGTTATCCTCGTCGCGGGCGAGGGTAAACATACTGTCACCGAACATACGGAGCTGCCGGTTGTTGTAGGTGATATTCACCTTCATGGGGTCATAAGTCTGCAACATGGTTTCTCACTCCTTCCTTACAGCGACACACGCAGGACGCCTTTGGTTTTTACCTGATGCACAGCGCCGGACAGCAGAGCCTCCCAAGTGATGTCAGGCATCACACGGTTGCGGCGCTGCTCATCGGTGCTGTCCGCATACTTCGGGATATTGATGGTGAACACGCCGGCGCGGGTCTCCGCGTCTCTGGCGATGATGTTGTGGTCTTCGTCCGCAGCTTCGGCAAGAGCCTGAGCGGGGGCGGTGGCGATAAGGCCGAACCCGTCATCACCGTAGTTGATGTTGGCGTTTTCCAGCAGCATATCATAGAGCAGATCGCGCATCCGCTTTGCAATCCAGTCCGCGCCGAGCACGATGTCGATGAACTCACCATCGAGGCAGGTGCCGTCCTTAACGTACTGCCGCTTGTACTCCTCCGTCAGATAGTTGACGTGGTTTTCCAGCAGCGCATCGCGCTCGCCCTCGGTCAGCTTGGGCAGGGAGATGAGCTTCTCGCCCTCGCTGGTGTCGGCGTTGCCGTCCTGCGGGCGCTTGAACTTCCACGTCACGGACTTCGGGTAGAACGGGCCGACGTTGCCGGTGTAGGAGGCGTCAGGCTCCTCACTCAGATACTGCTCATCGGTGTAGATGACAGCAGCACGGGAGGTCACGCTGGCGAACTTCTTGTTGCTGGTCTGGCCCATGTAGAACTTTCGGTGGTCCTCGACGCCAGCGCCCAGCTCCGCTTCGGACGGCTCGCTGGCCTCCGCGAACTTGGCAAGGGCGATGACATACTCATCTTCGTCCCGGTCAGTCAGCAGGTAGTACCAATCGTTGTCCACGTCGGACTGGAACTGCTTGATGGCGTTGATGAGGTTATCAGCGGCACTCACCATGTCCGTGCCATTCACGAACTCGGCAGCCGCCTCGACCACCACAGGGGCGCTCAGAAGCTCATCCTCGAAGACGTCCACCATCTCGGGAATGGTGTCAGCCTCGCCGCCCTCAGTGGCGGTGTAGCGCACCACAGCGCCCTCAACGGCAGCTGTGTAGGTCTTGCCGCCCTTGGTAAAGCTGGTGTCGGCGAACAGAGCTGCAAGCTGCTCTGCGGTTGTGACAGCATCAGTAGTCGTGATTTCGACAACTGCCTTGTCATCCCCGCCAATCCGCGCCCACATGGTCTTGCTGGCCTCGATGGATGGCGCACCAGCGAACGTCACGGCAAAGGAGGCCGTGGTCGCAGGAGACGCGCTGGGCGGGGCAAAGCTCACAATCTTGAACTTGTCCAAAAGGGTTTCCGCAAGGGTGGTCTTGCCCTGATTGAACAGGGTGGTCGCCTTGCGAACGATTTTTGCATTGGGGCAGGGGCCGTCAGGCCCGTAGACAGCCTCAACGCTCGCTACGTCGCGGTACGTATCAACCGGGTACTCGCCGGTGGTAGACACGAGCAGGATGTCGAGGCTTTCCTTCTCGGTGGGCAGCGCGTCCCGCTGCACCACGACGATTACGTCTTTTGCCATAAGGCGTTCCTCCTTCTTAGGTTTTGATGTCTCCCGGGGTGGCTCCCGGACGCAGCACAGTGGTGGTCGGCACTTCGTCAGTCCGCACATAGGAAATGCGAATGTCGAACCCGTAGCGGCGAACGGAATCCTCCACGAGAAAACTGGTGCGATTTGTGACAGCGCCCACGTTGCTGATAACGATGTCCCCGTGTTCGGTCGAGAGACTGCGCCCGTTCAGCAGGAAAAAGCCATGGGCTTTCTCACACAGCGACAGCGCCTCGTCTTCTCCGAAGACGTACCCGTCATCAGTTTCACGGTTCATACTGCAAAAGGTGAAGGACAGCGTGGCCGATACCGGCTCAGAACGAACCAGCTTGAACTCCTCGCCTTCGCTCACCACCTCACGCAGTCCGAACCAATGGTCGGAAATGCGCGGAGCCAAAACGCTGTAGTAGCAGTACGGGAACTCCGGCATATCAGCGATCTGCTCGGAGAGATTGACCGGATGCCCGAGGTGGGCTTCCAGCCCTGCCACAATCACGTTCCGCGCCTGTTCAAAAGTCATGCCTTCTTCACCCCCTCCACAAGATAGCGGTGCATCGGGTGGATGGAGTTGTGGGATAGCTCTTGCTTGACGGTGTACTGCTGACCGTCGTATGTGTCGAGGATGATTTGTCCCGGCTCAATGTCCACGGGGTCATCCGTATAGAGTTTCTGAGAGTTCTGCGTGTACGACCCTTCCGGTAGCTGCTTCCAGTCCAAATTAGACAGCGGCATCACCACGCCCCAGAAAGACGTGACCGTCTCATCAACTGGTTTTGACTGTCCTCCGGGGCCGCGCACGTAGGTGCGCTTTATTACCGTCAGAATGTGCAGCAGCGCCCTCGGAAGTCTCGGAGTGTTGTAGAACATAGGTCATTCCTCCACTTTGTAGGCGATGCGGTCCCGGATGTGCGTACCGGTCTCGTACAGCGTGGTGTGCTGCGTCTTCTTGGAAAAGTTGGACGGCGGCTTGACCCGGTTATCGTCGATGAAGTTTTGGACCATCTGCGCTGCCTGAGCGCCGATGGCGTTTGCAGCGGCTGTCGCAGACGCCCTCCCATCAATCACCTTGTTCACCTGTTCGGAGACAAGGGAACCGAGCTTCTCCCGGTCAGCGTCAAAGCTGGCGCGGAGGAAAGAGCGTTCCGGCATCTTTTCAGTGCCGTACTCATGGATTTGAGCGACCTTCAGGACTTCGGAATCCACTTCGCCAACGATGCCGACCACAATCTTCTTGCTGGACATTTCCTCGCAGGCGGATTTCAACCGTAGGAAGTCCGAGAGGATGGCATCAATATTTGGCATATCAATACCTCCTGTACAGGTTGATGAGCTGTTTCCACGATTCCGGGATGGACTTGTCGAAGTTCCAAGTCACGTCCGAGATGGAGAACGAAGACAGGCCCTGAGAGCCGTTCTGCAAGTTGGTGTAGATTTGCGACACCATATCCCATAGCAGCCCTTCAAGGTCCGAAGGTAAGGTCTGAGGGTCATCAGCTGTAGCATCTTTCGGCAGGACATAACCAGCCGTGTAGCTAACCTCGATGACCCTCATGGGCGCTACGATGTCGTAGGCCAGACCCCTTCGATACCCGGCCTTTAGCCATCCCTTGTCTCGGTAGATGACCCCGATTTCTCCGGTCTGAGCGTAGTCATAGGTTTCCGGGTCAACAATCTTGCCCTCCTGCTTGACGTACTCGACGCTGATGATGGGGTACTCCAACAAGACGAGTTCCTGCTGGCCGTCTGCGTCATACCACTGGTGGTACGAGTGTCGGCCTAAATGCCTGCCGATTTGCCGCTCGATCCACGATGAAGCTCTGTTAATCAGCAGCGTGATAATCTCATCCGTTCTCTCGTCTTCGATGTCTGCAAGACCCAGCATCAGCTTCATCCGGTCGAGGGTCGTTAATGCGTTATCTGCAAGCATATAGACCTCCTATGCGGACAGGCGGCGATTACTTCTCGCCGCCTGTTTCCGTCTTCTTATTCACTTCCGGTTTCTTGACCTCCGGCGCGGGAGCCGCAGCCGGGGGCTTTGTGGCGCTGGGACCG